CGGGGTCTCACAAGAAGCCTGCAATCAGTCCGCCGATTCCGGCCAGGTCGGAAAGCACGCTAGGAGCGTGCTTCGCCACCTCTTTCACATCATCCATGTTAACACCGCGGGCTTGCGCCAGGTTGCACGCCGCTGGTTGGGCGAAAACCTTTTGGGCCGCTACGTGTTCGGAGAGTGAAACCGGTTTTCCATCGACCGGATAGTTGGACATGTGCTGTAAGGCATTTGAAAGATGAACAACGTCGGGGGTCATACGTGAGTGGGTAGCAAGGGCGTTGACTGTGGTACCACGGTACTCCTGACTCCACACGTAGCGGACCAGAAGCTTGGTATCGGCGTCCATGCCGTAGATGTGCATCATGCACCGTGAATCGAAAAGAGAGAGATTCTGGATGCCACCTCCAGTGGACATGTCTCCAAATCTCAAACTCTTAGCGTCGGGTACATATGTAAAAACCACCTTGCGGCGGGTACCGAAATTGTAATCAACGTAAGTGGGGTCCCGACGGGTTTGGGACATAAGGCGGGAAGAGCCGCCGAGAACTGAGGACCCGGGCCAGTAGGAGGGACATACGAATCGAACACCGCCTTCGGTGTTGACCACCTTTGAAATAACGCTGACCTCAACAGTGAACTTCACAGTTCGATTGTTAAAGTCAATGGGCCTTTCAGGGACGTTGACGACGTCATAAGCATCAACGTCGATGCCCTGAAAGGGTCCGAAATTTACATTGGTGCCCGGCTGCGGTGGAGCAAAATAAGCCCCGGTCGCGCCGGCTGATGTGCAATAGGCCCAAACCCCTGGTGTCGAAAAGACGTTTGTCTCTTCGGCGCTGACGTTCGCCCCAATGAATGCTTGTCCACCACCCGCAGCGCCAGTGACGCTTGTCGGTTGGAAGCCGCGACCGTTGTCCTTCGCGCCATCTGGATAAAACCAGAAGATCGCGTCGGTCCAATTACTGGTCGTCCCGAAACTCTCCAAATCCACCTGACCCGTGTTGGTAAGTGGAAGTGATGACTGCATGGTGAAGCCATCTGAAGTGTCCGGTAGTGGAATTTTCAATTCACTGGGATCTACGCCCGCCAAGGACATGCCTGAGTTTAACGCACGTGACCAATGATTAATCAGAGGGCACACGACGTGCTCGGGGGCTGTCGGGGTTTTGATCTTCAGTCGCACCGCACTTGGTCGGAAATCTGCGGAGCTGCGAGCATGTTGTGGTTCGGTGATACCGACGACTTTCTTTCGAATAGCGTCATTATGCTCGCGCAATTTCTTCGCGATTTCGTGTTCTTCGTGCTTAGCGTGTGTCTCTTTGGACATCTGCTTGATGCGTACTGTGTTTTTGTTCTTGTTGTTTTGTCTTGTGGTCATGTTTGCCAATATTGTTTTTATTTTGGCCCGCTTCAGTCATGTACTGAACTCGCCTAACGTGGGTGCGCCGACCCATCCACCGCCAGTCTTGGGACGGTGGGGCTGCGTTTGTGGACGATAATTAACCGTAGTCAATCATCGCCATGCGTGGAAACAGGGGATGTAAGAGGAACGCGGGAAGCTCATCTACTGTATCGATGAGATTTTCAAGCTCTACCAGATCATCCGGAGTACATCCGTATCTGCGAGCATGCCGGGCAAGTGCCGCCTCTCTTTGTCCCGGCGTCAGAGTGAACGCCGTTAGTCGCTGTTTGTAAGCATAATTAGAGATAACCGAGCCCGGGGATATCCCCCTCTCCGAGCGCGTACCCAGTTCTTCCAGCTTGCGTAAAAACGCGCCGAGAACCGGGAAATTTGGTGGGATCTCAGGATGACTAATCGCGATCGCGTAAGCCACTTGTTTAACGGCTTCCGCATCCGACAACGCCTGTCGTCCTTTGAACTTTGTGATAACTACGGGGTCTTTGCCAACCTTTCCCAACTTAACAATAGCCCCAGGAAGCGGGGCCATGACCAAGGTCTCTCGACCATCGACCATTACTTCTTGTCCAGTCAGGTGTAGGAAGCTTACATCAAACATATCACGATGGGCCTTGGTCTTTGCGACCAAGCCGACTGTTGTCGCGGCTTGAGCCGTAGTGAGGTCCAAGTTGGCCAAAATGACATATAAAAAGAACATGCTGATGAAGGTTTGGTGGGTTGAAGTGATCATAAGGC